GTCTTTAATACTTTCTATTTTCATAATAGTTTTCTCCTCGTTTTGGATTATTACAGTTTTTTCTGCGTTTTGTGAAGTGTTTTCAACTTCAGCAAAAGTCTTTTCTTCTTCAGGCTCTTCTACGGTTTTCTTTGTAGATACGCCTTTCACGTCAGCGGCAGGGGTTTCAGTAAGCCCGATTCCAAGAGGGACAACCTCTCCTACGACTTTTCTATAAACGGACATTCCGTCTTTAGTCCTTCCTTCTCCCCCAAGAGCTTTTAGATCTTTTTCCATAGATGCGACCTCATCTTCGTTGTCTACGATGAGCCCATTTTCTATGTTCTTATCACTTCCCTCTAAAAGCACCAAATTATAATCTTTAAAACCTAATTCCCAGCTAGCACTAATTTTCATATAGTCTTCGCTACTAGGGTCACCAGACTCTTCTATAGCGTCTGCAATTCTTTTATTGACTACTTTCCATATAACTCCTCCAAGAGTAACATTAAAAGGACCTTTTACTTCTTTAACATCCTCTTCGGTCATAGGTTTGTCAGTTCCAAATTCAGAAAAGCCAGCGGTCAGAATAGTACCAATAACTCTATCTCTATTATGCTCGATATTAATTGGCTTGTTTTTGAAGTCTTTATAAAAAGCTAAAGCAGTGTCAGTATCAACTACATCACCATTTTTGTTTACTCTATTAGCAACAAACGCATTAAAAGCAACTGGCAAAAGATCTACTTGTTTCTCATCCACTTCGGGAATGAATTCTGCAACCTCGATAGCTGAAGCCAAAGCTAAATACTTATCTTTTTCTTCGGATACTACAGGCTTAATGTTTGAGCTAAAAATAGTTGTGTATTTCATTAGATTATATAATGGTTAATTGTCACATTACCAGCGCTACTAAAAACACCAGAGCTAGTTGGTACTGCGATTGCTTGATTTAAATTTGATGCGCCAGCTGGGGCATAAGCTATAATGGTTCCTGCACCGGCCGCTGCTGTACTAATTGTAGTTGCCGCAGAAGTAAGTATGTCCGTAATAATAACAGTGTCGCCGCTACTTGCAGCAATAACCTCGCCTGCTCCAGCTTTATTAGATGTTCTGGATGGCGATGGAACGCCTTGAGTTGGTTGTGAATTTGTTGATCTCGCCATTTTAAATTATCCTTGTTTTTATATTACACTATTTATCCACTCTTTTGCTTCTGCTCTAGCCTGTTCATCGCTTTGAAAGTATAAATCATCTATGTCTCTAAAATCATAATTACTCAAATTATGTCTACTAACTTCTCTTTCTGCCTCTTTAATTTCTTCCATCGATGGCTCGAAGTGTTCTCCGTCATCTACAATACCAGCGGAGCAAGTATGTAAAAAAAGGTTAACTGATGCTAAAGCTTGCGTAGTTTGTAAAGACTCAGAAAAACTATTTACAAAAACTTGTTTTAATTTTTCAGAGGTAACTTCGTTCTCGTTTTCTAGCACATAATTGTACTCATTTGCTTTACTTGTCAGAAGGCTCATCACCTTGCTCGAGAACTCCATAGCCTCATCTATTTCACCAGAAACTGGCGCTAATTTTTTACCAAAAGAATATTCTACGTCAAGCGACATCATTTTACTATGAGATTCCATTAAGTTACCTAAAAGTTTATACACTTATTTTTAAAAAACTAATAAAAAAAATAAAAAAAACCCCTCAAATAAATGAGGGGTTTTAAATAGGGAAACTATGACTCTACTTATTAGAATGGTACACCACCTGAATTATCGTTAGCAACATCAGTAACAGCTGGGTCAAGAGAACCAGAAGTATTGATGGTACCAGATTGGTAATATTTAAAGTTAACAGTATAAGATCTGGTATAAGTATTCACGATACCAGTTCCGTCATTAACAGCAGTGCTTCCTAAACTCAGAGCACCTCTCGTAACCGTCATACTATTCAAACCACTACCTTGAGCCACACCAGAAGTATAACCTCTGAAAGCTGCATCAAGAACAGCGTTTACAAATTTTTGAGCGCCACCGTTTTTCTCAACACCAGCGTCAGTCATAAAATCTCCTGAGGTAAGAGCATATTCTCCTACGGCTGGATCTCCCATGATATTTTTAGCGGTGTGACTTAGTGGACTATTCGCATTTTCATGATCGGGGAAGCTTGCTATAGTAGCTCCGTGCAACGGTATCACTAGTCCTGAGACACCACCACCGTCAACGTCCGCAGCCGATACTATAGAGCCCCCAAAGGCATATTTGAGCTTACCAGCGCCATCTCCACTAGTAAGAAAACTAAAAGGGCTACCTGCCCCCGCCGCTGACTTCGAACTTAAAATAAATGTATTATCTTTATTTGCCATTGTATATTTCTCCTATTTTATATTATCTATTACATTGTTTTTTAACGTTTTGGAAATTTTATTTTTACTCCGTTTTGTCTAAATCTCCAAGCTTTAATAGCTCTTTTAGCTTTTCATCTGGGGTAGCTATTCCGCCAATAATTGTAAATACTGTAAGATTATTTTTATCTCCACTATATATGCCTCGATGTACAACACTACCAGATCTAAGGATTCTAGTTAGCTGATCAAAAGCCTCATCAAGGCTAGATTGTGGAATATTATCTAAAACTTCTTTACCGCCAATAAGGATAGCTCCAGCTGAGTTAGCCGTAGACACATCAATACCGCCAGACATGCTGCCGCTTTGAGCAATACTTCTTACAGCCCTAGATATACTCACAGGGTCGTCCCATTTAGGAACCGGCGTAGCACCAAAAATAGTAATACCAGAATCTAGTACGTTTTTATAATCACTAGAATCAAAAGAAGAATAAGAACTGTCTTTTGAAGCTGTCATATTAAATAGATGAAATACTCCAGCCGTACTCATATTAGCTGTTTGCCAAAAATTAGAAACAGATACATTAGAATATAGCTTACTTGTTTTTTCATTATCAATAATAACGAGAGGCGATATAATTCCCTCATCAACCAACTCACAAGCTTCTTTTAAAGTATTATAAGCATTAGCATTTACTTTTCTACCTTCTGAATACTTAGGTAGTGCGAGGATGACTCCAACCTTTTTAGATCCAGACTTAATGGTCTCTTGAAGTTCCTGAGCGGTCTTAACTAAAGGAACTAAAGTACCTGCGCCAGATCCTCCTCCAGCTCCAGCACAAACAAAGATCCTATCTACATCTTCCCCAAAAGAACGACGCATAAAGTCAAGAACATCATCTCTCTTTTCTTCAAAACATTTAGCAGCTACGCTTCTGTCTTTTCCTGCGCCGCCAGAACCGATACAGAGCTTATTCTCGACATTAATAGAATTCAAATCTTGCTGGGCAGTATTAACAATACCTATTTTTCTATATCCCAACTTATGAAAGCTTTCTGCAATTCTAGACCCGCCTTGGCCAGCGCCAATAAAGGCAAATTTAAAAGCTCCTTCGACTTCATCTTTTACCTCTTTCTTTTCTTCTGGCTCTGGAGGTAATGGAATATCCGGAACCATAACATCTATCTCTGCAGCACCGAAGTACTGATTAACGTCTTGAATATTTTCTTGATTTTCGCTCATTTTTAAACCTTACTTGCATATAATAAACTTGCCAAATACTCATCAACTTGATGCTCAAGAGCTATACTTTGTATTTCTTTAATAGCTTCTTCATTAGTATCTGCTGGGTTATTAATATATTCACTAACTTTTTCCAACCATTTGTCAGAAGATTCATTAGCCATAACAATTTTACACAATTCAGAAGATAGATTTCTAATCTTATTAGTTACTCTCTTATTGTCATATTTTAGCTTTAACTTCTCCTGAATTTCTGCTTCAAGCTTTTCAGCTAAAGCTAAACTCTCTTTAATTTTTTCCACGCTGAACTTTTGCGAGCCCGTGGTATTCTCACCAATAGGCGAAACCTTCTTAGTTGTTTGTGGAGACTTAGAGTCCTCAGGTCTGCCTGCTGGAGCAGGAGCAGGAGTACCGCCACCTCCACCCCCTAAAAGAGGAGAGTAATAACCTTGTTCTTTTAGTTCTCTAAATTTCTTTTGAGACTCTACAGACTCATCTGGCTCAGGTAGTCTGCCAGAACTGATAGCCTGCAAACCTTCTTCAGCCGTAAGAATGCCGTACTGGATAAGTTGCGCAACAACTCTGTTCCAAGTAGTCTTATCTTTTAACTCTATCTCTTGGAAATTAGCTTTAGGATAATTCTTAAACCCTAGAGATTTACAAATGCGTTTAATCTCATGATTTAAGAACTGATTAATAAAAGCATCACGACCTTGTTTTAATCTTTCTATAAAGACTTGAATTTTAATACTTGTATTAGCAAACTTATCTTCCCCGACTAGGATATTATTTAGCCCCATTTGAATATCTTGATTTACCACGCTATATTTTTTAGGATCAAGGATACCAGCAATATCAGGAATAACAAATTGAGCTTTAGTTGTGTAGTCAGACACAAGCACTTTACCAACAGACTGATTTTCAAAAAGCTTCTGCATAGTCTCAATACTTCTTTGATTGATATTCAAACTACCATCCTTAAGCTCTGAGCCCATAGTGATTAGTAATATAGCTTGGTTAGTTGTTCTAGTCAAAGCCATATCCATCTTTTTCATCTCTTGTTTCCAGTTAATGTCTTCTAAAACCGGATATCCCATAGGTACAGCAAATGGCTCGTAGTCCTGCTTTTTGTAAAATACAGGTGTGACTTTATCAGGGTCCAACTTTAAAGAAATTATGCCAAGGTTTCTCCCCTTCAGAGCTTTTTTAGTTTCTGGATCTAGAGAGTCATAAACTTGTTGGTCTTCCTCTGTTTTAGGGTTCTTAATTCTTTCCATCTCATAGTCAGTAAGTATCTTGTAGTACAAACCGGAAAAGAAAGATATGTTTCCTCCCATTTGAATATCCGCTGGATTAAGAATTATATATCTAGAAGGCAGCTTTCCGTCTTCAGCGAACGAAGTTAATTTACTACCTCCATAAGTCTGAGTGATTCTTCTTAAATCGTCTGGTTGAATCTTTGTGTCGAACCTATGAATAAAAACATTTCCTGATCTATAATACTCCCTAAAGAATCTATCTAGGAAACTTTGCATATCAATCTTCTTGAATAAAGCGTCTAGAAAATCTCTTGACTTTTGGCTACCTCCAGTAAAGTACAAATTAGTAGAGGAAAATTCTGTCATTAAGTCGATGACATTTCTAAAAACAGCAAAATTATAATAAGCCTTTTGACAAAGAATGACGACATCTCTAACATCTAAAGAACTTTTATTATTTACTCCTTTTGAGTATTTATAAGGCACAAGACCATTGTCAATATTTTCAAACCTATTTGTTCTCTCTATTTGACCGCCCACATTTCTACGCTGCCTAGTAGACTGATTGTCTAGAGTAGTATAAGGCGAAGCCGCGAAGCTTGTCATCATAGGTTGAATATCTTCTTCCTTTTTGCTTGTTGTTTTTCTTTTTGTCGTCATTTTAAACCACCATTAAAGTTCTGCCTTTTCCGGCAGTATTGTTACCACTTATAAATAAAGCTCCGTTAGGCATGCCACCGGTATTCGGCCAGACAGGTAAATTGTTAAATATTGCATAACCTCCTGATAACCCACTTATCGTCAGAAGATCATTTACAGTCACGTCTCCACTAAGATGTACATTTGAGCCGCTAAAGTAAGATCTGTAATTACCCAAGCAGACTTTCTCTCCGCTAACATTAAAAGGGTTAGTTCCATAAGGCCCAAAGTTTAATCTATCGTCGTCAAATACATCTATCAAAGGTAAACCCGCTTTATCCGTGACAGAAAACACAGGTGCATCTGGACCATATCCGGGAGCAAGTGTAAGAAGTGCCCCGCTAGTATCATCGAAGGTTAAGGAATTGTTAGCGTTTACCCTTGCTGTAACCCCATCAAAGTCTATTAGATTAGTACTAAAACCTGCATCAAAAGCTTTTTTAGCTGAGAACTTGGTGGAGCTGTCAGCTAGTACATTATCTACAGCACCACTTACATTTGCTCCAGTTGCAGCTAAGCTAGTTCTTAAGTCTCCACTAGCATCAGAAACTATACCTGTAACTTCTGCGTGTCCGGGTAACTTCATCCATCCCGCTTTAGATGAAGTGTCTCCAGTTGCTACGAAAAATCCAAAACTATCATCGTGCCCAGAAGAAAAAGCTAAAGCTCCAGTTCCTGCTGAAGTCGAAAAATCCCCAGACCCAGTATGGAAGAAACTTCCTGACTTTAAAAACTCTCCACTTGTATTGGCAAATTGACCAGATACAGTGTTTATTTGACCAGATAAAAAACCACTAGCCCCAGTAGCAAAACTTTCGGCATGCCCAGAAACATCATCAACTTTAGCTTCTAAAAATAAGCCTGACGCATCTAAAGCCCCAGAAGTGTTCGATATTAAGCCAGAGGTTCTAGTCATTATATCTCCACTATAACCCGTAAATGAATTAGCTCCGCCCTCTGTAAGGGATACAAACCCAGACCTATTATCGTGAGTATAAAACCCTGAAGTGTAGGAGTTTGAACCTGAGAGTTTAATGTTAAATAGTTCTAAAAAACTACTTTCATCTATCTGACCAGTTGTTATCTTATTGGGCATAAAAGCTTATTTGACATTACTTACACTTAAAAAAGCATAATAGGCTCGAAAGTTTCTTTATTAGTATCGATTTCGGCCTTAGTTATGTCGTTATAAAGCTTAAGTCCCCAATTCGCCAACATTAATGAAGAATAATTATCTTTTCTTGCTTTATTAGCAGAAGTAGACCTTTTAAGGTGTTGTGGCAGGTCAAAGTTCTGAGAGCCCCTAGCTGTTGCTTTATGCTCCACTAAACTACATTGTTTCTTAGTTTGGTAGATCATATCGTCTTGATGCTCAATAAAATCAAGCATAGACCAATCTTTTCTGTCGTCAATAAAAATGAGTTTTTTAGGATATGGAAGTCTTATAGAGCTAGTCCTGTTGAAAAAGGACTCATTAGAAGCTGTTCTGGAGGCAAACCAAATCTTCTTATAATCTATACAAGCTTGTAAATGTTCATTAGCTCTTCGTATAAAATTACTAGTAAATACTTGATTAAAACAAATTTGATAATTTTCTTGATTATATTTTTGCTTAGCTTGCCTTAAAGTTTTTTGATATTCTATACCTTCTGCGTCTGAGTTTAAAGGTATAGTTTTTAAATTTATTCTAGCGTCTTTAAAAAATTGAGATTCATTACAGCTATCTAGATACGTATCAGAACCAGCATTATCAAGACATATAAATACAATGTTAAAAGCCTGAAGAATATAGGCTAAATATTTTACATGTTTATTTAAGCTCCCGAGGCCAGCATAAGTATGTACTAAAGTTCCCTGTCCTGTATCATCATCTATCTCCATGACGGACATAGCAAAATAGTCAGCAGTAGGACTGTCGCTCATATTAGGGTCAATACCCATTACGTAGCGCTTTCCACTTCTTCCGACCATTAAAGTACAAGGCTCCTCATCTCCCTTGAGGGTACACATCTCCATCTTTTTAGCACTGAAATAACTATCGCTACCGTCCGTGAACTGAGCGCAATATTCTCGCTGAAAAGAAAAGTGAGAAGATCCTCCTTCTTGAGCCTCCTCAATAATAGTTCTATCTATCATCTCTTCTGGCAAGGCCTCATAACCCATTTGAGACACAAAGTATTTAGCGTCTCCTACTTCTTCATCTGACTGAATTTTATTTACCCACTCTTGATAAGTCTTATATAAATTCTCAAAAGTATAACTAGCTGAAGATAGGGCTATCATCTTAGATTTATTTTCAAACTTAGTTCTTTCTTCTTCTTTTATAACTCCCTCTGCAACTAGCTTATCTTCTATTTCTTTTATCTCCATTCTACGCTTCATGTCTTGAGGCGCAACAAGGAATGGCATCAACACATTTTTGATTATGTCTTCAGGTAGCAGCAGGTACTCATCAAGAACAAGTATGTTAGCACGAAAACCACGAATCTTTTCACCACTTAAAGGGATAGCGGTTATGGTGCCTCCGTTTATCTTCCATTCGTATTGGTCATTTCTTTTAGCTTTAGCGCCAAAAGCCTGAGCTAGGAGAGTAGCCTCTTTGGTCTCTACTATCTTTTCTATGTTATTAAAAATAAACCTAGCTGTACGAAAAGTCGGACCAGCTATAAGTATCTTTGTATTAGGCTCGAATATGCACTGCAAAAAACAATATACTGAAGCTATGAAAGACTTACCGCAACCACGACCCCAAACACACATACTAAAGTTCCTATTGAACATACCCCTAAGAGTTATCTCTTGAAACGGCGCTAGTTTTATTCCGGTAAGTAAGTATGTAGTGAAGAACAAGTTATTTCTGAGAAATTCAGCAAGCGTACTGCGAGCTTGTTTTTCTTCAAGGAAACCTTCTATCTTTGCTAGTCTAGCATTGACATCCTCGACTTCTCTTTCGTATTTTTCAGGACTTGACCACATTATAATAAGTTAAGATCATAAGCTAACTGTAGATCTAGATCTTTATAATCATTACCGCAGAAAAAAAGTTTTCTAGTTAGTCTAGTCGCCTCTGTTCTACCTTTAGCAAATAGAAAT